GTACCTGTTACAGTATAGTCAATGTATGCACGATCAGCTGTCATGTTACTATGAGTGTCATAGTTAATGTAGCTGCTAAAAATACCAGGTGTTGTGTCTGGTGTAATATTTACACCGTTGGCAGCAGTAACTGTCCAAGTTCCTGGCGCGTATGGTACTGTGTTATCAACCGTTAAATATTGATTGCCCTGTTTTACACGTATTTCTGTACCACTACCAATATAGCTAGCAGGTACGGTAGTTCCGTCATAATAAGCAGGAATAGTATGCGACTCGTTGGTAAGCTCAAGAATTATCTGATCTGTGCCGTTGTTAATACGATATAGTGTAACTGTGTCTGATAGCAGTACACGACTAGCAGTTACCGTAACATAAGCAACTGTGTTAGCATAAGCGGGTGGATTAAATTGTGCGGCACTAATATCAATTGCGTTACCTGTTTGGGTAAAAGTAATAGGACCTAAACTTACATTATTAACATTAAAAGCGGTTGCTGTCCAAGTTACTGTGCCTGTTACATTTTTAAGGTTAGCAATTAGCGTTAGCTTGGCAGTGTCGCTGGTGCTAGCTGCTGCATCTTTAAACACAAAGGCCGTGCCTTCAGCATTAATTGTTAATAGCTGCGCATTAGTACCATCCACACCAGCACGAGCTTTAATTACTGACAGTGTGGTTTGAATAGTAACGCCGTCATATGTAGCAGACAAGATAACTGAACCATAGTCATCAGTTAGGCCAGTTACAGCGTATGCTCCAGTATTTGGATTAATGCTTACTGCCAGGCCACCTACTATAGTACCACTTTCTAGCGCATACTCAACCCCCATACCGGTAACTTCAGTACTGTACTTGTATACTTTAAATACGCCGCCTGCTACAGTATAATCACCATTAGTTCCAGCATTATTTGTTTGAATTATACTACTTGGATTAGTTAGGTTTCCGTAAACGCTGACGTTTTCGTCGTAAGTTAGTGCTGATAGCTGTGGTGAGATTGTATAAACAGTAGGGTCTATAGCACTAATAAAGGCATATCTAACAAAGTACTGAGTACTTTCTAGCAGGTTGCTAATGGTGATATCTGAACTAAGACCATTGAAAGCTTGTGTTCCTTCACTATTATTGGGATTGAATCCGCTTTGTGTAGAATACCAAACACGAATACCAGAAAGGTCACGACGGACCTTTCCGGTAACGAGGTCAACAGGAGTATCTAAGCTAAGGTGCAGGGATTTAATCCCTGGCGATAGCACCGCTGATGTTGTCATATTATCTCTTTCATTTAATAGTTGCAATAACTATTGTACCCAAAGCACTTTGTGCGCTATAGTTGTTGTTGTTATCCAAGGCTCTGCATGCTACTCGATATGTTATACCCGCAGTAGAAATTCTTGGTTGTGGTACGTTTAACAAGTTAAATCTTGCAACATCGGTTGTTTGTACTACAAGGATTCCATTAGTAGCTGGATCCAGTTCCCAGAAGTCTTCGTTACCAGTGTCTTTGTACAACCTGTACTCAAAAGTTTTAAAGTCTGCTGGTTTATCCAGTGTGGTAGCAGGTATTGCAGTAACAAATATATCTTCTAGCTCGACTATTAGCGAGTCCACAATATAGTCGTTGTCTACCTTACCTGTGGAAGTAGTGTAGAAGATAGGACTCCAAGGTCCACTTATAGAGCCTGTTGCATTTATATAACGTGCACGAATTTTGTAAATAGTAAGAGTCTTTAATCCTGTTAAGCTCAAACTACCAGCAGACTTGTCTATTTCATAAACACCAAATAAGCTTCCAGAACTAAAGTCGCTATCGCCAAGTACAACTTGAACTTGAATTTTTTGCGCTGCTTCGCTTAATGCTGGTACATTACCAAAACTTATTAACAATACGTTTTGAAACGTTCCAGTGGCAATTTCTTCGGCTAGGCTACTGCCGCTGCTGGCTCCAACAATAACGGGTGCCTGTGTGATAGTATTCAGCACAGATTGATTGCTGCCACCACTAATGTTAGGATCAAAGCTTGGAAGATCGTCGTCCGAATTCATGTTTATGGTATAAATTTCTGGGCTGTAGTCTGTTAGTGTTAAACGTGCGCTGGTATTATCGCTGGGCTCTATGGATATTACCACAAGTTCTTGAGATTCTTTTCCTATTTCACCTAACATATACAGGTTATCCGATTCCACAGCATCACCAAAAGCCTGGCTAGCTGTAAGAGTAGTGTATGTTCCGGAAGCACTGATTGGATTTAGAAAATATGTTTCACTATTTTCTGAATTAGGCAGAGTTGACGGTGAATTAGTACGAATACGTATCTGATACTGTGTGCCGGTAGTTAGATAAACTGGCTCACTTAGTGTTATAGTGCTTCCACTAACACTTACAATACGTCCTGTGCCAGTACCCCAAAGAGGTACATCATGAGCTACACGCACTAGGTCTCCGCGGTTACACACCAAGTACTCAAAATCTACGTTAAGAGTATAGACTTCAGGACGTAACTTTGTTTGTGCTAGGTGCCAACGGGCTAGGTGTTTTGCTTGCTTGGCGTTGGTTACACCAGGCAGACTAAGTTCTTCAAATACTTCTGCTGTGGCTTTGGTTTTGCCAAAATTAAATACTAAAATTTCATCTGCTTGATAGGCTTTGTCGCTGTTAGCAAAAGTAACGCGGAACGCGTCCGGCAGCCTTGGTAGTAATTTGGTAGATTCAAAGCCCCAACTATTGTGAGGCGTAAAATGCTGTGTAACATATGGACGAGCTTGGTCAACCACAACAGTCCACTTACCATCAACATAACTTGGACTAGCTTTACCTGCTGCACAAATATCTCGTAATACGTCCATTACGCTTTGAGTTTGCGTAATTACGCTATTAAACTCAAACTTGAGATTTTTACAGTACCCATGCCAATTTTGTATTGTTGGTAAGTCTATTTGAGACTCAACATCTTGTGCTTTAATGCGGTAAGCATTGCCAGGATGTGTTAGTACATAAACAAATAAACTAGCAGGATTACTTGTAGCTTTGGGAGTCCACCCCATATACGGATCCCAGTCTTGGCATATGGTTTGTACTAAGGCATTTACACCATCAATACTACCGTTGGCTTTGCTGGTACTTTGTATACGTATAGCTGTTTTTGCTAAGTTAGTGTTTGGTATTTTATTAATTGGCCCCTGCGGCAGGTTAGTAATCGGGTCAATTGCATTACCATAGGCTGTAGCACTTAGTAGTGCAACCTTATTATAATTTCTCAGAGAACTTTCGGGCTCTGTTACATCGTCATTTACACGACGTACTCGTGCTTCGTAAAATCCTTGTGACAAGTTTTTGATCTTGTAAACAAAGTTAAAAGCATCTTTGCGTTTGTGATAAAATCCAGGAGTACCAAATACCAAAATAGTGTCTGGCGTTGGTAGATTATTTAGGCCACCGTTTTCATTAAAAGTAATAGTACAAGCTATTCCGGCCGGACCACCACTATTTTTTGCAAAAACTCTAACAGGATAAGTACCTTCCTCTAAATACACTAAGTTACTAACGGTGCTTGCAAATCCAGGAATTGGTATTCCAACAACTTGGCGGTTGTCTACGTACACAGTGCCTTCATCGTCTGCACTGGCTTCAACATGGTAGTATCCAGTATATGGAAACTCTACATTTACAGTCATATCAAATGTAGGGCTAGACCCTGGTGACCATACTGCGTTTTCTTGCAAGAATTTAGACCAAGCTCTGTCACTGTTGGCTGCAACTGCTCCATAAGTTGTAAGATTGCTGCGATTAAACACAACAACAGACTGACCCGCAACAGGTTGATTACTAGTTAGTGCGTATATTGCCCCACTTTTAATTTCCACTTTTATACCGTTATTTACTTGATAGTAACTACCTCCTTCGTCTCCTCCACTATAGCTATTAAATATATTTAGTTGAGTAGCGTTAGCTTCTAGACCATAGTATCCTGTATACGAAGACAGGTGGTTTTCTATACTAGATAAACTACCGCCCTGCTGTATTACAGTACATATTTTTTTATATCCGTTTAAGGGTAATACTGGGTTTATGGTATAAGTTGTTTGATCAGCATCACTGCCAGCTAATCCAGCATAGCTGCCAGATTTATATTCTGATAATAGCTCCTCGCTTATACTATTATAGTCATCGGCTGCCGCACCGCTAAACTTAACTATTGTACCGGTGTCGCTTAGTGCATACACGTGTCGTTGAGTTAAAGTTTTGTAGATGCCTTCTTGAGGACTAAATCTATCAGGAATAGGAAGTAATGTGTCACTATAGGCCACAGAGTTGGGTGTTTGTGCACTATAGTCACCAAAAGCATAGCTTGGTCTAGGGGCCCAGGCTGGCCAAGTTCCGTCAGATTTTTTCTTGCGTAGTTGAATTTCAACTGCTGCTGTGGCTTGCTGTATAGCACCTGCGGCATCTCCGCTGATTACCAGTTGACGCATGCCTTCTGGAAAAGTAAAAGCTAAGTCAACTGCTGTGGTATTGTCTTGTGCAAAAGCTACTTCTTGCCAAGGATTACCATCTTCAGAGTTGTTTACAAGCTGAATATTAACTTGCTGCTGTTCAACATCACGGCCGTACAATTTGTTGAATGCAATTTCTGCAGCGCTACCTGGATCGGTTGCGTTACCGTATAATGTAACAGGCAGTGGAATATCTTGTGCAAATTCTAGGTCAGCGTCATCTTTTTTGTTGTAGTAGTTGCTGATTGGGTTTGTGCCCACACAAATATCGTCTACTTTTAGTGGACCGTAGCCCCACACAATTAACAAGTTTAACAAGCTTGTGTCAGTTAGGGTATCCACATAAGGAGTGGCACCAAGTACGCCTGTAACGCGCATTTTTCCCAGCACCACAGGAATTGCGCCAAAACGACTTGCCTGATTGCTAGCACCCGTAAACAGGTTTAGGCCTGCTGCGCTGCCAGGGTCAGCATTTTGACCCGGCATACGCACAGGTGCAATAGCGTTTACTAATGCCATGCCGGCCATATTAATTGCCATGCTAGCTGCAGCAGTGTATGCTGCAACAGTAGTTGCACTTGCACCGACTCCTGCTAATGCTTGACCAGCTTGGGGGCCAAACTTAACAGATACCACAACAACAGCCAGTGTTAACAGTAGTCGTGTAGCGTTACGACCTGTGGCCACACACTTATATGCAACTGTTTGACCTTCACACAACACAGTGGTGTCCCAACTGTCTTGTGCAACAGGTACTCCGTCGATTAAAATAACCAGTTTACTGGCTAAGCGATCACTTACCGAGTACTTTTGTTTTACAAAATTGGCTAAGTCACTAACAGTGGTACCTGCCACAGTCCAGTCGTATAGGACTTGTGTTTGCAGTGGATGAGGTGCTCCGGTTAGTTGAATAGCAGATGGTTTTGCAGTATACTTGTAAAATCCTGCAAAACGCTTTGACCACTGTGCGCTGTCCAATGACTCTACTACACTATCGCGGCCCTCGCGAGCGTGTAGGAACTTACGCTCACCAATGTACACACCCACGTGTGCTGGTTCACCATAAATATTAAACAAGCACAGGTCACCTGCAGCACCATGACTAACATCTTGCCAAGTGTCCTTGTAGGCGTCAAGGGCTTGTGAAACTTGTGGGTCGTGAGCTCCGGCATACAGCTCCGTATAGCTTGGTAATTCAATACCAAGCTCTTGCTGATAAAATAGTCGAGCTAAGCCCCAGCAGTCTACGCCACTTGTGTCTCTGCCATTGTCTTTGTAGGGTAACCCTATGTACTTGTTGTAATCCATTAGAATAGTCCTGGAAAGTAGCTGGGAATAAAATTATAGCACGGAAAGGGTTCACGTGATAAGTTAATCATTGTTAACTCAAAAGTAATCGCATCCGCATTATACGTAGCTGATGTAATATAAAAGCCAGGAAAACTTGCTTCCACAGTATTGGGCGTACCGCTCAATACAAGTTCAATACCTACTCGCACAGGTTTTGTTAGTTCTGTGCGAATAAGTTCAATTGCTTCGCGTGTTACGTATTGTAAGGTAAGTGAGCAAGTACCAACCCCTGTGTCTTGCTCACTGGGCAGGTTTAGGGTCATTGGCAAGAACACATAGTCTTGGCCACGACTGGGTACGCCGTATACAATTTCTGCATCTGTGGTTAAGCTAGCTAATCTGCCAGTATATGTGTCTGCAAAACGAAATACTGGAGTAGTACTCGTTTCAGGGTCATAAATAGTAAGCAGCATTATTAGTGTTTCTGACGTTTCTGACGAAAACATTGCACGAACGGCTGCTGCGCTTAGTGTGCTTATTCTGCTCATGGTAACACTTCTAGTTTAAGGGAAGTCTGCCAGTAGCCTGGTGCCAGGTACTGCAGCTTGAAAAATTCGCCATCGCTTTGTGGCACAATGCGAACATCAATCATGGTATAAAGACGCGGGTGAGTAAATGTAAAACGATTTACTCCCTGCAAGTCATTGTTGATAAAAGCTTCCAGTGTCTGAGTCTGTGCTGTGGTCATTATAAAGCTAACATCCATTGTACTTGGACGACGGCTTCTGCGACGTTGCTTTGCCGGACCCATGTCGGTTTGGGTTCGTATTACATTAACACCAATGCTTTCCGAAAACCCCTTTTGGGGGCTTTGCGGAAAGTTGCCGGCTGTTGGCCATGTTGGAATTGCCATATTTTATCTCCTTGCTAGTGCAGGTCTGGTACCATAAGTACTAGAGAACGCATTTTGTGTTGCGGAACCGGTTTTAGCCACTTCTTGAGCAACCATATCTCCAACAATAACTTCAATACGACGATTACCGCGCGAGTCGGTTGTTTCACGTGTTTCGGCTTGTGCAGTTGAATAGTTGTTGACAACTACTTCAACATTGCCACCACCACCACCGGGGTTACTAACTCCAAGGTTGCCGTTGCTGTCACGCTTTAGGGGCATAATAGCTTCTGGACCTGCTTCGCCCATTAAGCCTGTGCCGCGAGCAAATTTAAACAGTGTTGGTGAGTCAACGATTTGGTTGGTAAATGCACCGCCTTTGGCAAATGCTTGAAGTCCATAATCAAAGGCATTACCTTTTGCATTTGGTAGTGTTGCTAGTTGCGCGGCAGTATATCCGCTTCCATAGGCGCCACTAGAAAGACCTAGCAGGTTCATACCTGCTCCAACTATACCTGAAGCTCCGCCCAGCCCTTTAAATAACATTGCTTGTTGTTGCTGAAGTTCGTAACGTAATAAGCCTTCTATAAAACTTTCAATCATAGAGCTAAAGCTTAGCTTACCGGTTTTGGTAAACTCTACAATTGCGTCTTCCATTGATTTAAATGCACTTATAAATAGTTCAGTGTATGCTTGTTGGCGTTGTGGTAGTGCTTTTTGCTGTTCAGCAAGTGCTTCTGTTGCTGTATACACTTTGGCAATACCATCTAATTCGGCGTTATAAATTTGTTGTACGGCTGCAAATCTTGCTTGTATTTCAGGTATTTGTGCGGTATTTGCACCAGCTAATTCTTTGGCATAAGCCAAAGCGTCTGTAGTATATTTCTGCACTAGTGCAGCTGTTTTAGCTTCACGCTGTTTTGCACGATCAATTTGGCCCAAAGAATCCAGCTGTTGGTTATAATTATCTAAGGTAATCATACCCTTTTCGTACTCTAGCTGTAATTCTTGTTTACGTATATCTAACAAAGCCAGCTCAGTATCTCCGGTAATTTTTGTTAGTGCTGTATCACGTTCTAGCGCAATGTTTTGAAGTTTCATTATTTCTAATTGACTATCAAGATTGTTTTTTCTGTCAGTTTCATTCTTGTTAGTTTCGTTCGAGGCATCAATAAGACCAGAAGATATTCCCAGCTGAGTTTTTGCGGTTTCAACAGCACTGCCTGCTAGTTTGGCTATTTTGTCATACCCTTTGCCTTGAGCTTCTATTTGTATTTTTGTAAAAACAGCTATTTGTTCTTGGGTGCCCAGTAGTGATATTTGCTTATTTAGTCTTGCTTCGTTGGCTGTATATGCGGCAATAGTGTCTTGCTGCTCTTCTAAGGTATCTCTGCGGAACCCGTCACCTTTTAAGTAAGTTTCGCGATCTTGTATAGCTTGCTTTAGTTCATTATCTATTTCATTTTTTGTTTTGGCAAACTGTGCAGCAACTGTATCTGCTTGTGTTTTAACAAGGTTCATCTGCTGTTGACTAGATATAGCTGCTATTTTTGCAAAAGTACCCTGTTGATCTTGCAAAGCTTTTAACGTTTCTGGAGTTTTTTCAAATTCACCGCTGCTAATACCTTTTGATATATTTTTACTGGTTAATACTTTTTCACGTTTTTCTAGCTCTTTTAGTCTTGGATTATCCCTAGCCGCTTGTCTGACTGGTCCGGAAGTTTCAGTTAAAAGAAGTTTTTCTATATCAGCACTTAGCAATGCCTTTTCAAGGCGTATAGGCAATAGTTCCATTTCTTTGATCAAGCGTTGAGTTTCCAATATTTCTTGTTTTTGTAGCTCAAGTTTTTGATTTTCTATTGACACACCCAGAGACAGCGTACCCTCTGTTTTAGGTAAGTAATCCAGCAAAGCTTTTTGATTATTTAAAACTCCGGCTGCTAGAGCTCTGGAAAAGCTTCCTTCTACTAATTCAAAGCCTTTTTTGATTGATTCTTCACTAGCACGTGCAAACTCTTTGGAAATTACCTGTAGCCCTGCCTTAGTATCTGATAATCTATCACGGAAACGGGCAAGGTCGGATTGTTCACGATCAAGCTGTTTTTGTATAGGGGCTTTATTAAGTCTACTATCACGTTGCTTTTCTAGACCTTTTACGCGTTTTTCTGATTCAACTATTAATTTTTCATAAAATTCAGCAGAATTAGCCAAAGATAGAAATGCGTCCTTGCTTTGTATTAAAATCTGTTGTGATTCAGGAGACAGTAGCTTTAATTTACTAACATCAGTTAAGATATCACGAAGTGCGCTTACACTTGCCACAGGATCCTTAAACGCTTCGGCTAAGTTAAAACCTTGCATTGCAAGTTCTCTGCCAAAGTCTGTTAGCGGATCTTTTTGAGTTATTGAATTAGATAAGGTTGTATATGATCGATCAAGTGCAGTAAAACCGTCTTTTATTGCACTCAAGGTATTTGCTGTTTTTTGTCCGGCACGGCTTGCTGCATCGAACACTTTGGCAATTTGTTCACCTTTGGCAATAATCTCGGACTTGTCAATATCGCTTAGTGCTCCACTAATAGCTTTGGCTGTTAGTGTTTGAATACCAAGTAGTTCTTTTAGTTTATTTTCTGCGGTTTTCTTAAGTTTAGGGTCGGTGATCCCCTTCAAACCTTCTGAAACTTGAAAAGCAATTCCACGCTCAAAATCTGATTTTAGGTCTTGACCAAACACAGATTTTATACCATCAATAAATCGATCAAACACTCCCGACTTAGCGTCGGCTTCTTGAAGAGCTTTTACTGTAGATCCTATATTGTCACTTAGATTTGTAAATGCAGTTGCAGTAGCAATAATAGCATCACTGCTTAAACTAGTACGGTACTTATCGTAAGTTAAGTTTAAAGCTTTGACGGCTTCTGTTCCGTTAGTTAATGTTTCATTTAGTTTTTCTTGTTCTGCAGCATTACTAGATAGTAATCCGCTTAACATTTGGTAAGCTCCAATAACTGCTGTAATTACTGCTATCCAGCCACTAAAAGCACTGACGAGTCCGCCTATACGAGTAATGGCTGCATTAGCTGCTCCAGCTATACCGGTTATAGCTCCGCGTACTTTACCAAGTTTTTCAGTTTTAATCTGTTCGATCATTTCCGCGTAGGCCACACGGAATCCATCAATAGCAGCAGTATCTCCAGCTTTGCTAATAATTTCTGAACCGGCAGCACTTTTACGCTGACGCTCTGCATCTGCACGCAGAACACCTAATGTTGATGCTTTACCAGGTTTTTCTTGACGTTCTTTTTCTAGATCTTTTTCTGTTTTAATATAGGCTAAATTAGCATTTTTTGCTTCATTAATTGTTGCAGCTAATTGCTTATATATATTATCTTGCGTTTTTAGTTTACTACCTATAGAGTCTAGTTTAGCTATTTCAGTATCTTTAATATCTAGAATACTACGAGTAGGTGCCAATATTTTTTGCACATCTTTACGAATTCGGCCGCTTGACTGATTGCGCAGCTTATCTTCCAATTCTTGAACTTTAGTAGTAGCTAGTTCGGCTGCGGCTTCTGAACGTGCTTTTATATCTGCTCTACGGGCTTCTGCAACACCTTCTGCACGAGCTAGTTTATTTTCTGCAAGTTCTTTAGATACAGCAGCAGCTTCACGTAAGCTTTTACGATATTCGCCAATAGCAGGAATTGCTTGCTTGACAATCATAGAACCAAGTGCAGCGATACCAAGTGTAAGGGCTGCAGGGCTAGAAGCTAGTAAGCTTACAAGCGGAACAATTGCCACGTTAATTATTTCACCAATACTTTGAGCTACGTTTTTTAATGTAGCCAGTAACTTATCGTAAGGATTGGTATCAATCTTAATTTCACCAAATTTTTGGGCTCCCTCAGCTAGCACAGCATTTGCAAATGCTTGACGACGTTCAAAGTCTGTTAGTGCATTTGCGCTTTTACCAACACTACGAGCATAGTCTTCTGTGGCTTTACCAACTTTGGTAAAAATACCCAATTCGTCCAGCAATTCAGGTTCTAGTTTAGTAATACCGCGTGTTAGACGACTAACTGCATCACTCATGCCTACGCCAAGTGCCTGAGAAGCTTTTTTAGCTACTTCACCAAGTTTCAAGAACTGTGCTTGCGATAGCCCACTTGAAACAGCCTTGGCTGTGGCTTCCATACTTTCACGCAAACTAATAGCACCGCCACTAGCTTGCTCAAATCGTTTAGCTAAGCTGCCTAAAGCTACGCCACTCGCCGCACCAAGCTGATCCAAACCTTTTACCATGTTAGTGGTATTCATTGCCTGAGACAGTGCATTAAAAGCAGCACTTACTGCAAATACGTTGGCAGCATATGTTGCATATAGGCGAACTAATCCGCCCAAGCCTTGCGCTTGGTTAGCAAAGTCACGGCCTGCTGCACCTGTGGCACCCATACCGCCACGAGCTCGACCATACTCTGTGCCTTCTCCGCCCATACCAGGCGTAAGGCTTGCTTTTACAGCTCGACTACCACTTTGAGTTCCAGTACTAAGCTGTTTTGTTTTTGTTAATTCTTTGTTTAAATCTTCAACGTCTTTTTTACGTGCTTTAACACTATTACTAGTATCTTCAAGACTTAAATTAATTTTTACTGTTGCCATTATTGCTCCTTTACTTAGAACTATTGGCTTTTAAAATTGCATCAATTTTTGCTACAGACCATTATATCATGTAACCATTCCAGTGTCAAACCAAAAAATTTTTAACGCAAAAAACCCGCGAGGTTTTAAGTCGCGGGTTTTTGGTTTGCTTTTTTGGTGTTTATTTCTTGCGCACGAACATAGTCTATTAACCTAACTAACATAGTAATAAACTTAGTGTCTTCTGCTTCGATTTCTGTGGCTGACAATACTTCTGTGATACCTATTAGGCTTTTGCCTAGGTAAAGACCACTCATACTATCCCACTCATCTCGTAACATTCGGTACACTGCAAATGCTTGCTGCATTTCAATTGGAAAATCTTCTAACTCCACTGGTACTTCATGCTCAAGCGGTTCAGTACCAAGTGCTTCACACATCTCGTAGTATTGGTCTTTGGTCATACCAACACTGGAGTTTTGCATGTAGTTAGTGAGCAGCTCGCTTAGCGTTTGTTGCTGCTCGTGGAAAAGTTTCCCAAGTCTGATACCTGTTCACTAATAAATGCGTCAAAGTTACTGGAATTTTTCATCAAGTACAGTGCATTTTCTGCAGTATACTCCAGCTCATCTTCAAGATTTTGTCCTGTTAAGTCAACTGGTGCTAGCTGCTCCAAGTAACTTAGTTTTAGCCCACTCCAGCCTTTTACAGCATTTTCAACATAAAGCTGCAAGAACATGTCTTCGTTGAAATCGTCAGATGCCTGACGGTTTTTGAAGCTGGTCTTAGTTGACTTTTTACGAATGTTTAAAAGTGTTTCACGCGATAAGAACGCAACACTAATTTTAAACCCAGCAAATCCAGGGTACTCGACCTCTACAGATTTTGAAGGAACTAACAGAGATTTTAAAGAGATATTTGACATATTATTGTATTAGGTTGAAAAAAGAGGGTTGGGGATCAGGCCAACCCTTTAAAAAGACCGATTAAGCGTTTGCTGTAACGTAGTCGATAGTTAGTTCGTTTGATTGACCAATGTCAAATGCAGAACCTGTGTAACCTTGTGCAGTAAAGTTGATAGTTGTTGAAACAACTTGTTCAGCGTTTACAGCTGGAATAGAAAGTACAACGGCAGGCATTGTAAAGTCAACGTGTGTTACGTTAGCACTTCCACCCACTGCAATCTTAATGTAGTAAGCAGGGTTAACATCGCTGCTAGAAGTTGCTAACATTTGCGACATTAGGTCGGCACTGTTTCCGCTACCTGTACGCAAGTAGCAGTTTAGAGTACCGCTAATAGCACGAGTGCTAGTAAAGTAAGTAACTGGCTTGTTAACTTCAGCTAAGTTAGCTGGCGTT